TCATTTTCCAATATCTCCAAAGATTTCCTCGGCTCTTGCTTGAATCTTTTTCTTAGAGGAGTTCTTGGCTTTCTCGAGCGCTCTTGATGGTGCTTTTCCTGTAGTAGTAACCCACCCATATTTAGGGTGTTTATATTTCCACTTGGTTTTTCTACCATTGCCTTTAAGAGCGTACTCACCTGTGCCGAATTCTTCCCATATAGCATTCTCTTCTGCTGATCCAACAATACCGATCATATTGTCAGCATCTACCACGTGCTCCCACGAGTTTTTTAACTGACCAGTGTCCACTCTGGTGTTTCTTTTAACTTGTGACTCAAGTTCTCCGCTTGCTTCTTCAAGAAACTTCAAAGCTGCATTCTCAATTTCGTCGATTATAAACATTGAGTTATCTTCAAACTGTACGCTCATCTTGTGCTCCTTTGTACTGTAGATAGATTTCTAAGTGTTGATGTAATCCCATTGGATCATCAATGAGAGTTACATCATAGACTTCACCATTTACAATCAGTCTTGAGTTATCAGCCTTATATCCTTTCAAGTCCTTATAATCACAGACGTAGATATGAGTTGATTCCTGTACCTTTGCGTTAAAGTTAGTGTAATGGCTATCACCACTTGATAAATCTAAGAAGCCAAACAAAGAGATTGATTCCGCATAATCTTCAATAGGTTCGCCAATTTCATTAATCGAATAGACGCACTTTTGAAGAACTGCTGTAATATTTCCACCTATCATGCTCAGAATCTCGCTTTCATATAAGGCTTTAGAAAGCCTGTGAGTGACTTTGGATATCCTAAAGAGGAATTGTCCCCATCCATATTGAAATACGTGACAGAGTGTCTAGAAATCGTTTCTGACTGTACTCCGACCTTGCTTCTATTCTCTTTATCCCATTTCATGAGGTTGATAACACCCATTTTAATGTCGGCAGGATATTCAACTTTAGTACATAAGACGTAATTCTCATTGTTGACTGGCTTATCAACTGCAAAGTCACGCTCATTTGCTTCTGTAACAGTATATAAAGCATTATTGAAAGACGAATTAGATACCTGTACAGTGTCACCGACTTTAAAATATTGAGGACCATTAAGAAGAAAACGACCGTCTCTAATATGGGCGGTCGTTCTAAAAAAGCGCTGTTGGAAATTATTATTAGTGTATTTTCTAATCATCAATTCTAAGGCTTCTAATTTCATCTTGATGATTCCATCAGAGTCATCTGTATCGTTCAAAAGCCTGAACTCTTCAATTGTCATGATCATAGAAAATCACCTCTTTTCTTATTTTTTGAATTTAGCCAGTAAAACCTTTGCTTCATTTGTTACTGCAACTCCATAATATTTAGTAGCAGTAATGTCGTGTTTCTGCTTTTTTGGGAACCATTCATGATCCACCTGAGTATCTTTCTTTAAGAAAATTGTTAATGCTGGTAGCTCTTCTTCTGTGTATTCAGTTTCTGCTGAGTCAGGTTCCATTTTTAATAAAAGATCTAAATAATACTTATCTTTCGCATCAAGTGCTTTTACTTTATCGCCGATCTTCAGAACATCTTTACAACCTTTTTGTACAGTCTTTAAGTGCTTTGCGGTTGCTGACTCTGCTGTTCCATCTTCTACAATAGTAATTGTTCCATCATCCGCTTTTTCATATTCAATGTACTTAATCTTTTTAGACTTCTTGACCCAGCAATCTCCAATTTTTCCGACAGCGCCTTTTACTAACACAGACTGGCCGAATTTATCCGCTGACTTAAAATCTTCATCTTTCATTAAAGTTGAATGCTGTAAAGGATGAATAAATAATACTTTTTCAATACCGTCTTCTTCATCTTCGAAGATGGCGTCCGCATCTACAATGCCATTGTATGAGATAGCCGCTAATGTTGCAGGATTATAGATATTCTTAGTAGTATATCCTGCATCAACTAAGTCATTATCAACTTTGCCCATGATTGCTTTCGCTAACTGTGTTTCGGCCTGACCAATTGGATTTCCTAATCCGGAATTAATGACTGTCTGTAAAATTCCGACTGATTTAGCAGCACATTTAATTGTGAATGTATTGCTAGTGGCTGATAAATTTGTTGTCTTGATTTCGCTATCTGTTTTTGATGCTTCTTCAACATCAAAGTCTTCTGCATCTCCAATATACTTCCATGATGGTACTGTCTTTGTATCGCCTGCTGTTCCTTCTAAAGTAGTATCAACTTTCGCATAAGGTGTTAATTTAGCTAATGCATCAATTTTTGCTTCAATCATATCTCCCATAACTTGAGGATTGATTACATCTTTCATTGTTGTAACTGTTGGCATTTTTTTTATCTCCTTTTATTTTTTTATTTTGTGTTCATTGCTTCTTGATATGCTTCAGGTTCTTCGTTGAAGACTTTCAATCTTTCAGAGTAAGGCATTTTTAAAATGTCTTTTCTAGTATATGAACCATCATTTTTTCCATGATCTAACTGCCCATTACCAACTCTTCGATAACCGTCTCCATTATCATTTGAAGCATTTTCAAACATATTTGGGAACTGTGTCTTTAATGCTGACACTGTGTTTTCCCAACCTTTGATATTTTCATTTTCATCAAGTTCTAAGCTTTCGCCCTTTTCTTTCAATTTTTCATTTAATTTATAAGTTAAATAATCAACATCAACTGCCTTTTCAGACATTAAAGCAACTTTTACTGCGCTCTTTAATTTTGCTTCATCTAACTGTTTCTGCAGATTTTTAACAGCTGTTTCATAATCGCTAATTTTGGTCTGCATTGCTTTATCATTTTTGCCTGTTTTTTTGAGGTCTTCGATAAGATTATTAGCATTTAATAATTCTGTCCCTCTTGAATCAAATTCTTTTTGTAGTGCATCATATTTACCTTTTCCAACGTACTCCCCGCTTGCAAGATTCCCAATTTTGACTTGTTTATCTTTGTTGGCTTCATTACCGTTATATTCATTAATTGCTTTGAAAACCTGTTCAAAAAGTGTTTCACCTAAAATCTCTTTTAAAAAATCCATATCAATACTCCTATTACTTACTCTGTTTTTATATCTGGTGTCTGCCAGTGTAAGTATGCCTTTTTAACATCATGCTGGATGAATTTTTAAACCTTTTAAATGCCGTGTTCAGGGCAAAATAAAAAGAGCCTACGTCTAGCCTCTGTTTCTATTTCTGTTTAATACATTGTTTTTATTCTTGTATTGCGGTGGATCATGAGAAAGTTCTACTGTTTCATAGAACTCATGACCGCATATCATGCACTCATAGTGCGTTTTTCTGATTGCACATCCTCTGTTTTTATCAAAGTATCTTTTTGATTCTACTTCAAAATAACAGTGTCTGTGCGGTCGCAGTCCTTCAGACATTAAATACCTCCTTTCAGGGTAAAATAAAAACGGTTCTTTATGAACCGTTAAATATCTTTTTATCAAATTCGCTTGTAGATATTAGTACCAAGCCACCATGTATTCACTTTTAAAATTATTATTTTTAAAGTCATCAGTTTTTGATATTTTCATTAATTTTGATGCTGCGTGATTATAATAGAATCTAGTATTTACATCTTCGTTCGCCATTATACATTTTGACTCAACAAAATCCTGTTTGTTAATATCCAAGGCAACATGTCCAAAGGAAGTACCGTTTTCAGGAAAATAATCACATTCAATGATATTATCTGTTCTTTTTACATTTTTTAAGATTACCATAATATTCATTTACCTCCTTCTGATAATTAAATACTGTTTGTGCTTCTTCATGAGCTTTTAAATGGCTCCAGTCCGGATGCAACTGTTTCATCGTTAATTCATAAAATTCATGTTCAAGCATCGTAATATCACACTGTTGAATCGTGCCTTCTGCTAATCTCTGCCAAGAAAGTGCAATATACGGATCATATTCAAATAATTCATCTTCAATATATGCATGTTTTTCAATAGTGTATTTTTTTACTTCATCAATTAATTCTTTTTTGAAACCTGTTCTTACTGAAATTTTAGCAGTATCAGTAGATTTTTTCAATATCTCATGATAATAATTTTTTGCCCATTCTATCGCTTCATTTGTTTCTTTAAATGTTCCGTATTTGTATTTCTCTATAATTCTACTTCCCGAATACTTAAATGGATTTAAATACTTTCTTTTGTAATCTTCAAAATCTTCTGTTTTATCAAGCCCATAATATTCGGCTCTTTCTTTCAGTGTCTTGAGTTCGTCAGCATCTAAAGCCCACCTAGCACGTTGAAGGAGTGCACATCTGCAGTTTACATCCTGTGAAGCAATCCCAAAGCCTCCAGGATACATAACTTCTAAATCATCAACCACAAAAGGCTCGTCTATTTCTACAAGTTTACCATCAAGAAGTCTGTGCATTGGTCTAGTTCTTCCGTCAAGTGTAGCATCCCACTGCTTGACTACTTCACAACCTTTAGCTTTTGCTGCATGCTGTGCGTCATTGGCACTAAGAACCTGGATTCTATGTCCTTCTGTACGTGCTATACGCATTGCTTTATTAAAACCAATATTAGACGCTCCGTCTATGTTTCTAGCAATATGTGCATATGATGAAGATGTGGCTATGCCCCTTGAGATATGCTTTGCAATCTGCTTTTTGAGGACTCCAACATCAATACCCATTCTAGTATACAGCGGTACGCTCAATTTAGTATTTAATGTCATGGCCCTCGTGACTTGCTTCTCATCGATAGGAGTGATTAATGGAATGCCTTGGCCTTGAATATCGTACATGGTTCCAATATATCCTGTGTAATAAGAATCTGTTAGATACCTGTTAATCTTGTCATAAGAGTTAACGTTTAAATTTCCAATCAGTTCATCTAACTGCTTTTTGAGATTCTCTTGAAACTTCTTCTGATATATCTGAGATTGAAGCAATGATTTCTGCTTATCATCTAATTCATCATAGACAGAAAGAAGTAAATCAATCTTACCGTTTGAAATCCTTATTTTCTGTTCTACTTCTTTGGCTGCATCTTCATATATCTTTTTTAATTCTTTAAGAAGCTTCTTTTCCTCTCTTATCTTGGCTTTTTCAACTTCTAGCTGTCTCTTATTCATCTGGCACCACATTGTTTAATGTATCAGTCGCATTGTCTACTTGCTCATATGCTTCTTTTGGCTCTGGAAGTTTATCTTTGATTTCTTCATAATCAATGTCTAAATAAGCACATATTTCTTTAATAATTGTTTCACTAGGGAGATAGTCAAAAAGAGTGATCATGATGTTAATAAAAGTCTCCTTAGCTTGTGCTTCAATCAATTTAGTTTGTGCTAGTTCCTGCTCATTAGACATAATCTTATGAATAAACTTAAAGTATACCTGTTTAGATTGATAATCTGTTCCTTCACGTTCGTTGATATCTTTTAAAACTGCTTTGAGGATTTTTCGCATAAACTGCTTTAATTTAATTTCTAGCTTGGAGCATTTTAAATCTAGCAATGAATAAAGAGCCTTAATTGCTATATTAGTGGTTGCATTCGTGTCTTTTAATCCAGACGAGTTCAGCCCCATACCAAACCTATAGATATTCTTTTCATCAAGATCCAATTTTGCCTGTCTTGCTTGGAAAGGAATATCAATAGTCTTGATTTCAACGTTTCCACCCTCACCAACACCAATCATTTTTTTAGTTTTTATATTCTGCTGCAGTTCTTCCAAGTTATCCCCTTCAAACCCACTGACAGCATATAAAGGATGGTCGAAATCAATTAAATTGTTAGAAAGGCTGGATGCCATCAAATCATAATCATCTATCAAGTCTTTAATGATATAAAGACCGCTTCTTTGGTCTTCATTATTATCTAACCTGAAGAATGGAATGTATCCAAAACTTTTTCCATAGATATTGTTATCACTCTTCTTTTTATAGAGTGCGTGGTATCTTGGATTGATAGACTCTCCAGGATCTAAAATGATTTTTCCATCATCTTCCTGAACGTAATACGTTACATCATTAGCACTCCATACTTGAATTTTCTTTATTTTCTTATCTTCTTTAACAATCTTATCAATGTACCAATAGATAACATATGAACATCCGTCATCTGTATCTTTATCTCTTACTTCTACAACTCCCAATGAATCAGCACACATGAAAGATAATTCATCATCTTCGTTCCTGTATGCGTACATGTATTCGAACCCTTTTGAAACACATCCTGTCAGAAGCTTGTGTATTTCAGCGATGAAATTCTCGTTATAGTTGAAATAATCATCTAATTTATTTTGGAGCTCGGGGTCATCAGATTTAACAAAGCCCTCGTCATTAGATAGCATATATTGTACTTCTTGATCTACTAATTCATGAAAGAATGTATGCGCTATTTTCGTGTTGCTTCTAGTGGTATCCTCGACAAGGTTTCCGTCTGAATCATAATAGAACATTCTGTAATGTTTAATATCATGATTTGCTTTATAGTAATCTCTTCCCTTTCTTGCATACCTTTTAATTTTTGAACCCTTGTCCAAATTTATAAAAAAATTAATTTCTTCAGTTGTCAGCATGCACTCACCCCTTTCTTTAGATTAGCCAATCTGGTTTAGTAATGTATCTTTCTAATGCATATCGCATTGCATCCATAAGATGGTTAAAGTCATCAATGGGAACATTTAAACGTGTTCCAAATTTATCAGTATCCCACGTGTAATTGGATATTTCAGTTATGAAATTCACACAGCGAGGATGAATAATGATTTCTAAATCCTGTATCCATTGAATGCCGTTATTGATACTGTCTTTTCCTTTTTTGGCGCCTTCAATACGTTTTAAGCCATACCCTTTCAATTCTGCTATAGACTTAGGCTCTGCAGAGTCTGCAGTTATCTTTTCTTTTCTGTATCCTAAATCTATTATCCTGTCGGCTATTGCTCTGTTTGTGAGGCCTTTTTCATAGAATTCATCATATACATATAACTTCTTATTTTCTAAGTCTAAAAAAGCCAAGAAAAAAGCCGTTGGGTCATTTGTGTAACCAAAGTCTAACCCTACAGCCATTTTCAATTTATCTTTAATTATTCCAACCTTGCCATCGCGTGCCTCTCTTGCAGTGATCATAGTAAAATCTTCTTCTCTCCAATTCTCATAAATAAGACCTTCAACAATACCCCAATTTCCTAATCCTGCCACTTGATAACGACGAGGATTGTTGACTTTCATTCTTTCAAATAAACGTTTATCAGAAGCATCAAGCCACTCGTTGCATAAATAATTAGTAGTCAATGCTAGTATGTCGTCATCTTTAGTATCAAAAAACCTTTTCTTTAGCCAATGACGCTCATTCCACGGGTTAAAAGTAATTGTTATCTGCTTAAAAAGTGGTGCTGGAGTTGCACCTCTTATTGATTCGTCCAAAGTGTCGAAATCGGTCTCTTTCATTACTTCGTACGCTTCTTCAATCCACATCCAGCATAAATAACCTCTATCAACCGCAATAGATGTAATCTTAAAAGCATCGTCAAGACCACGAAAATAGATTTTCTGTCCTGTGGGCATGTACGTAGCCTCTAGAGGAGACAAAGTGAAATTCCAATACTTATCAACTCCAAGCCTGTGACATGCCCATTTTAAGTCCGCATAGCAAGAATCTTTTAATGTTCTTCCTACTTTTCTAATTACTAATAGATTAGAATCAGGATATTTCATCAAGTTATATATGTACCATAAAGCAGTGGTTTTTGATTTCTTAGAACCTCGTGACCCTTTGCAGACTCTATATCTGCCTTTATAATGCCAAAAATCCTTGTACCCTTTGCCGATTATGTCAGGAAGATATAAGCCATTTAATTCATTATTCAAGGTCATCCTCTCCATAGAAAACGACAGGAACGCTCATTTCAACATTCATGTTATTGTCCGGCTTTTGTCCGATGGTATCACGTACATATTCGGCAGCTCGAACATCTCCTTTAGCAGCTTTATTTAGCATAGATATGGCAATAGCCTCCTGCATAGTGATGTTTTTTCCTTTGATTGCTGCAATGCTCTTAATACGTTCAATATCGGCTTTCTTTCCATTTCTAAGAGGCATAGACAATAATTGTTCAAGGGTTTCTTTAATGGCTCTCTTTTCTCTTTTCGCTTTGCCTGATGCTATTCCGCCTTTTCGGCCGTTCTCTCTTCTTTCTTCTGGTGTCATGTTTGCGAACTCATTTTTTGCCATTACTATCACCCCCTCTCATTAAACGTTACATTGCCGACCAATAAAGACTGTGTCTATTTACACCTTTTTTACTGCTTCTTACACTCTCGCTTTTACTGAATTCTTCACGCTTTTTCAGATAGTCAGCATTCATTTTGTCAATAGCTTTATCAGATAGAACAGAAGCTTTACCTTTTCCAATCTTGTTCACACGCTTAATAATGGCGTCAACGCTTCCAGTCTGATCGTATACAACCTGCCATGGGTCTTTAGAGCCTATACCTTTTAACATATTATAAATCCCATCCGCCTCTACAGCCGGCAGAACTTTTCCGTTAATAACCTTATAGTGGCTTGTAGTGCCATCTTTACGAGTAATACTGAAACCATTGTATTTAGCGTTAGAAGCTCTTTTTGCTCTTTTTCCACCTCTTGAACCTTTTGCCATATTATTTTCCCCACCTTCCTTGTGAAAACGTTTCTATGTATTCCACATCATCATCTTTTAATTCGTCCATATATTTACCATAAACAAGTACTTTACTAGGATGCAGCTTATCAATCATGTTTTTATATTCATGTTCAATAAAGTACTTTCTAGCCTCTTTGTCTTTTGTCCACATGTTGCTGATCAGCACAATACTATTTTTAGGAATGCCGTCCAGATAGAACTCCATGCTTCTTGGGTCTGTACTTGCTCTTACTGTCGGAATAACTGTGATGCCTTGAGACTGCAAGAATGCACCAACCCATGCTTTTCTATAAATGTTGAAAATCTGTGTAGCAAGTGGCATATCCCCATAAGGCGAGAAGTCAGGAGTTGCGACACAAACATACTGTCTTAACTTTTCAACATACTGCTGTGGATTATTCCAAATTCTTTCAAATTGATAGTCATCAATGAAGAAGTGAACTGCCTTTCCTGTTGGATCATTGTCAGATAATACATAATTAAATCCTATCCATTCGGAAATTGGTGGCAGTTCTGTAACAGGCTCCAGCTTAGGAATGTCATACTTTCCTTCACCATCAAACTGCCCATACTCTAGATTAACTATGTTTTCAACTCTTCTTTGTGTCTCCTGTTGATTTTCTTCATGCTCATAGTCTTCACATTCTTCAAAATCAATTGACTCAAACCCAAATGAATCCATGTCTATATTAATAATGTCATCAAGTTCACCGCTTAGGATTTCAAAATCCCATTCAGCTTTCTCTGATACCTTGTTATCTGCTAGTCTAAATGCCTTAATCTGCTCGTCTGAGAGGTCATCGGCTACTATGCATGGAACTGTCTCAAGTCCTAGCTTTAGCGCTGCTTTAAACCTTGTATGACCGCATACGATGATATTATTCTTATCAACAACTATAGGAATTTTAAAACCAAACTCCTTGATGCTGTTCATTACCATTGGAACGGCTTCATCATTCCTTCTAGGATTGTGACTATAAGGGATTAGATCAGCAACAGGCTTCTGCGTTACCTTGATGTCATTCATCTGTTATTCTCCTTAATGATTCTTAATGTAAAAAGGACCAAACTTTTTAGTCCGGCCCTCTTATATATATTTCTGTCTAATACCATACTAGCACCCTTTTAAGTGCTGTGCGCTTCTGATTAATGCAGATTAATACAGTTTAATAAGAATTAATCAAGAATAATTGAAAGTTCTTTAATCGCATCACGCAGATAAGCAAATACAGATGTATTAGAACACTCCATGATATCAGCAATGTCATATATCTCTAAGCATTCTATGTATCGATAGAACAACACATCTCTTAGAGTCATATCTTCTATGCTTTCAACTGATGCTCTTATACTGCTCATTTCTTTAAGATACTTATCCTTCATCATGATGTAATCGTTATTTGTTTTTGGCTCTGCGTATGATCCTACTGAAGAATCATCATAAGGTATTGATTTAACATTGATTAGCTTGTTATCAATATATTCTATTCTATGCATCATGTTCTTGTAGTTTTTCAAATACTGTTTAGTTTCTTCTGTAGTCATCGATACACCTCCGAAAAATTATGCAGTCATCAAGATCCAAATAAGCACTGCTGCTATTATTATAATCCAAATCATCATATCCAATCTCCTTTAACCAGACATCATAATCATCCAAAGAATGATCATGAACGTAATGAACACAAATATCATCTTATGAACTCCTTCTTAATCAACTAATAGCATGATTGCGTGTCCTCTTGGCGAATCATTTACTTCAATATGAGTTACTAACATATCTCCAAAATGGTTATCCATGAATGTGTCACTATGAGTGATTTCCCATTTTGTGCCTTGTATAGAAAAATTCCAACTTTTGCATCTGATGTCAATGAGTTCATCTTCATCAACCCTTGCCAACACTTCATTAACTCTCATTTCTTAAAAATCCCCTTTCCTTCAGTTCAGCAATAGTCATTTTTCTTAGAAGAGGTTCGCTGTTAATTCTGTTAAAATCTTCAAGAAGTTCATTGTATTTTTTGTTAAGTTCTCTATTTTCTTTCTTTAATTGTGCCCAATCATAAGAAAGTTTGTCATGCCCTTCATAAAGATCATCATATTCTTCTTGCAGCTTCTCTTTTTCAAGCTGCATCTGTGCAATGTAAATTTTGGTTGCACATTCGACAATCGTACTTTTCAATCCGTCATAATCAAGGCCGTGAATGAATTTGTTATATGCTGAATCTGATACCATATCTAATATTTCTTTATAAATCACTCTCAACCACCTCACAGTTATTCAAAACCCCTTGAATTAATGTGGGTTCTGAGTCTTCCCAATTTGTAAATTGAAACAGATTACTAAAATCATATAAATCTAGATACCCTATTTTTTCACCACTGATAGTATTCCAAACATCATAGTCTCTCTTATGAGGACGTCCTTTAAACGCAATCACACGCTCATTTTTTTCTCTTGTGATATATCTATAATCTCTTTTATATAAATATCTTAAGATTTCATATTCTACTTTGCTCAGCTTAATAGGCTCTTTGTATTCTGATAAGAGCCATTTCATTTTCTCGGAAGAACACGTACCGTTATCAAACAAACACCCACGGCATTGCTCCACATCGTTGCATCTTGTAATTACAGTTGGATTGTCTGCCTTAAGCGCAAAATATTCGTGTTTATTTGTCACCGCCAATATTTCGTCTCGGTACTTTTCTGCGTTAATCATTATTGCTCACCTCGTTCTCTTTTATTTTTGAATCCGCAACTAATGAAAGATAGAACTCTAAGACACCTTTATGGATGTTTGGCGCGTTTCTATAGATGCTTCTACTATAAAGTTGCTGTAAACCGTATTTTGATGCAGCTTTTTCCCAAAAATCATACCCACCAATGATTAAAGCGTTTGTAATTGCCATTTTTAACGCTTCTTTATACATTTCAAGATGATGAATTTCACATTCTGAAATAAAATATTTATGTTTTAGTTCTGCGTTTTCTTCTTTTAAGTATTCTATCTTGTTTTCTAGTTCAGCCACATACTCAGAAGAATATGTGATTTCTTTTAAACTCTTTTTGTCCATATAATCACTCCTTACATTCCAAAAATTCAATAGAGATAATATTGCTTGCTTCAATGCCAATATCATCAATTCTGCCGCTGTGTTGTCTTTCAGCATTAAACACCCATTCATGGATAATTGAACTTGCTCTATTCTTTGAAATGCCAATGTTATATCCTCCGTAAAAATTACCTTTTACATATTTGGCTAAATTGTCATCTGAAGGAATAACTACGTATCTAGATCCATCTACTAGATAGATATTTATTTGTTTAATATTTTCCATCGAGAACACCTCTAATCTTTTCTAACTTATTAGTCAGTTCTCTATTCTGACATTCAGAAGATTCTAGATCATATTCTGTGTCCGCAAGAACGCTTTCTAAGTTGCTGCAGTACTTCTCTAATGCTTTGACGTAATCATCATTCAAACAAATCCTGCCGCTTCTATTGTCATAGCATAGAAAGTCCTCTTTTTTAGGTTTCTTCAAACCATCAACATCATACTTACTGTCTGGTTTTTTAATCCATTTGATGAAGTTTTTCTTTGAATAGAATGGACAGTCACCTTCACAGTCTCCGATGTCACAAGGAACGTTAACTCTATTTCTTGTTAGAGAATTATTAAAGTGTGAGCATGGAGCAATTCCGAATACTTCATCATCTGCCAAGAAGTCAGCGACTGCTTCTAGCTTCTGACTACTCACAAGTTCCATGCTTTTCTTTCTCCTTCATTAATTCTTCTTTCTGGATTGCTCTTTCTATTTCTCTATTGATTTTCAATTTCTGATAGTCTTTGACTTTATCGACATCTAAATACCCAAGACACAATAATTCAGTGATGCAAATTAACACATCAGCCACTTCTTCGTGCAAGTTTTCTTCATACTTGTCACGAAATCCATATCTTTTTACTTTTGTAATAGATTGGATTAGTTCAGCGCACTCTTCTGATGTAATAGTGAGAGTTAGATCATCACTATTAATATGTGCCACCTTATCCAATCCTAAAATTATGCTTTGTGGATATTTTAATAATTCCACTACTCTTCCTATTTCTTTAAACATCTCTAGCCCTCCAATACGAATGTGATCAACTGAGCGCCTAGAATACTAGCTAAAGTTTCAGCTTCTAATTCATCAGCAAATACTTTTGCCTTTTCTGCATTTTCTTTTAAAGTGACAGAATCACTTGATGTATTAGTTACATATAATTTTCCTAACTTTACCAGATATAATTTTTCCATTTGTTTTTCTCCTCTTTCTTAGGATATAAAGTCAGCACTGCATACTGCTCTTGTGCATATGCTTCATATCCTATAACTTGATATTCATTTTTATATTGCTCGATTAAATCCATTAGCTGCTGCATAGAGTAATAATCGACTTTCTTATATCCATATTTCATAATTCCTCTAATGAGATGTAGATTCCTGGAACGGCGCTCCAAAATTTTTCAATTACTTCAGAAGCCACTCTTGAATCATTAGTATAGAATCCTAACTCTTCTAAGATGTCTTTTAACATCTTATTTAAATTATCAGTGTCGGGCTTTGTATATTTATATTCACCGTCAACTTTGTGACTTTTGTTTAAAGGAAAACACCATTTAACAATTAACTGGCAAGCGTGATCAATCGGAGCACTAGGAGCATAAGGTGCGATTGCATCTCTTAGTTTAACGTATGACTGTTTCTGTTCAGGGCTTTTATATACTCCATATCTTCCGATTCTATGCTCCTGTGCTGTAATTGTTGGCGGAATCATCTTTATAAAAAACTGCATTGTTCATACCTCAATTCTTTCAAAAATCACTATTTACTTGATAATGGAAATACATATAGGGGAGAGTTTTACAACTCCCCTATATTCGTATTTTCAATTAGCAATAGTGAAACTCGAATATATATATTTATATATAGTGTTCGAGTTACATGTTCGAATCTATCTTTTTGATAGTTCCTCTTAAATATTCAAAGCCTTCTAAAGAGCCTTTATTTATCCATCTAGGGATTATCTTACTTAAGCTTGAGTACGTCTTCCCCATCATCAATCCGCTTTCAGCAAGTTCTTTTACAGTGACTTGGCCGTCATGATTTAACTGTTCGAAAGCATTCAAGAATAATTCAATATTTTCATCTTGTTCTTTTCGCTTTGTCTCGTTCATCTTTTCGAACTTAGACTTTTTCTTTGAGCCTTCAGGACGGCACCCTTTTAGCAAGTTGCCATTATCCAAGAAGTGAATAGGATATTTAAAGAAGCAGTTGATAGGGTCAAAAGTAGCGAATTCTCTAAGAGTTCCAGATATCTGAAGGGCAGTAATATGTTTAGCTGCATCAACTTTTAATTCTGTCAGATACTGTAATTCGTTCATCTGTTCGAATCCAAGCATTTCAGCACAGTAATCATTCATTGCTTCAAAATCATGATCATCTGTTTTCTTAGTCTGATATATATAAGTTCTCCATTTAGGTACGTACTTATCAAGTACAGCGTGCATTGCTTCAACTCTTGCTTCATTAATAAAGTGTTCCTTGACTTCTTTATTCATATCCAATTCAATCATATCTAGCAGTGCATCAGGGTCTCTTGCGAAAACTCCTGAACCACTCGCACGGTCCATTGACTTCTTGCCACCCTGCGCTCCTTTAGAGTGATGATGTGCATATATAACAGAAGCACCAAGCGCATCAGCTATCTTATCAAATTGATTACAGAACTTAGCCATCTCACTGGCGCTGTTTTCATCACCAGTAATTACTTTGTAGATAGGGTCAACAACTACAGCAATATACTTTTTCTTTTCTGCTCGTCTGATCAGCTTTGGTACTAACTGATCTAGTGCAGGGGTCTTCCCTCTCAAGTTCCATACAAAGATTCTATTTGCATTGTTGGGAGTCAATCCTAAAGTCTGATAGACATCTTTGAATCTGTGAAGACATGAGGCTCTATCTAATTCAAAATTGACATATAGCACGTCTCCCTGTTTGCACTGCCTTCCCATCCATTTAGTACCCTCCGCAATAGCGATACATAATTCAATTAATGAGAATGACTTACCACTTTTTGAAGGGCCAACAAGTAGCATCTTATGTCCTTGTCTTAAGATTCCCTCAATTAATTCTTCTGCATAATCAGGAAGATTAAACAATACATCAGCCAAATTTTCTTCATCGGGTAAGTCATCATTCATTGACTCAACCCATTCGACCCAGTCTGACCAAGTCTCTTTTCCTGTGTTAGTTTCAATAATGAACTGCTTATGTTCCCCACGAACGCATCCAGGCATTCTTGAAAGTCTTGATGGATTCTTATTTTGGCTATCGACTTCAAGCCCGTTCTTATCGCATATTTTATATAAGTAACTTACACGTTCTCTATATTCTTTATTGTCTGAGGCATCAACCTTGACTATAGCGTGTATTGATTTAGCACCGCTATATACAACTGCAGCAACAGGCAGTTCTAACTGATGAATAATAGACAACTGCTTGCCAATATCCAAACTATCAGATTCTACAAGAGCGTATTTGAATGATGCTATATCAGTATTTCTAACACCTTCGCCATTTAATGGATTAAAACGAATCCATGCACCTGCTGCTTGATTGTAGTCTCCAATTACTGCTCCGATATCACCGTTACAGGAGTGAAGCCCTTCAACAATCTGCCCTGCTGTCATTCTGAAGTTTCCACGATTTCCAGGAATGAACTTCCCTTTTTCGTTTTCTATTGAGGAAACCACAAAACCAACATACTCGTCTGTATCGAATAGAGTAGTTAAGTATCTGATTAACTCATTTGCTGGATTCCAATTCGAATCACTAGGCTCATGTAGCTCAATACTATCTATAGAGTCCTTGTCTATGATATTGCCAATTTCATCTTCCCAATCAAGAACGCCCTCATTAGGATCTATTTTTTTTGGAGGAACGAAACCGCCTCTTTTAGCATAATCAAAGATTGTTCCACCTGTAACAATATCCCCTGCCGTTTCATTGAAGGAATTCCATTTTGTGAAGCACTCTCCTCTTTTGTATCTTTCTGAATCCTGAGAGCTCCAGGAATCCCAGTCACTTGCTTCATAGCCCTCATGCTTGAGAGCCATTCCAACATTAGTCCATTCCTGATAGGAAAGTTCAGAAGGGTTGATATAGTCAAGCAGCTCTAATAGATTGTATTGTTTCATTCTTATTCAACTCCTTCTGGTTTATAAGTAGAAGCTTGTATCCCTTTTGGAAGTCTCCAGTTATTTGTCGAAATTCTAGAAATCATTGAACTAGCATCTTTGAACTTCCAAGTTCCAACATTTCTAAATCCTCTTCTTTCAAGGAATCTCACTTGCTTCGGAGTTGCTAGTCCTTCTTTACTTCTTAACTTTAACCTGTCAATCAGCATTGAAGCATATCCAGCATTAGGAACTTCATTAGACTCGATTCCATGTGCCTCTAAGTATTTCAATTGCTTTTCATTCGCTGGAGCACACTCCCAACCGAAAGAAGGAACGTAATTCTGCAAGTCTTCAGCCTGTATGCTCATTGCATACTGCAAAGGGTCCACTAGCTTCTTCTTGCGTTTTCTCATTTCTTCTAGCTGATCAGCAAGTGCTTTTTCTCTTTCTTCTTGGACATCCTTCAAGGCTTCTTCTTCAACCTCTTGAATATCCATCTCAACTCCAACATTTTCTTCTAAGTTCTTAGTCATTTTTCTAGCGACTTCATCACTATTACAGATAAGTGAGGCTGGATGACATAATTCATGTCTTTCACTGTGCCAAAGAAAATCTAATAAAAGTAAATCTTTTTTTCCTGTCTGAGGTGATAGTCTTGTACCTCTTCCAACCATCTGAGAATAAAGACTTCTTACTTTTGTTGGCCTTAATACAATGACACAATCAACGTCAGGACAATCCCATCCTTCTGTTAATAACATAGAGTTGCAAAGGACATTGTATTTATTTTCTGCAAAGTCTTTTGTAATCTCATTTCTATCTTTTGAATTGCCATTTACTTCTGTGGCTTTGAAACCATGTTTATTTAAAATTTCAACAAACTTTTGAGATGTTGAAATCAGTGGAAGAAAAACAACTGTTTTTCTATTTTTGCAGTACTTTTCCATTTCACTGGCAATCCCCTCAAGATAAGGATCTAGTGCGCTACCAATATCACTCGCTTTGAAGTCTCCAGCGCTCATTGAAACGCTCGATAAATCCAAAGTAAGTGGTATAGTCAACGCTTTGATTGGCACTAGATAACCGCTTTTAATCGCTTCTGGTAAAGTATACTCATATGCCAATGTCTGAAAGTAAGAGCCTAAATTCTTCATGTCTCCCCTGTCAGGAGTAGCCGTTACTCCAAGAACTTTCGCACTGTTGAAATACTCTAGTACTTTCTGGTAGCCATTACTTAAAACGTGATGAGCCTCATCTATAATTATTGTGTCAAAATAATCTCTTGAAAATTTAGACAATCTTTTATCGCTCTGTAGTGTTTGAACACTTCCAGTAACGATTCGAAACCAATTGCCAATACAAGTCTGTTCAGCTTTTTCGACTGCACAGCCAAGTCCTGTCACTTTCTTAATTTTGTCAGATGCCTGTTCTAGCAGTTCGCCTCTATGTGCTAAAATAAGAACCTTATCTCCTCTTTTAACACAATCCTCAGCCACTTTTGCGAACACTATTGTTTTTCCACAGCCAGTAGGAAGAACGAGAAGGGTTCTTTGAGTTCCCTTCTCTTCCCACTCTGTGAATATGGCATCATGAGCCTTTTGTTGATAATCTCTTAACTGCATTATTTCCAGCTATTATTTCCCCAAGCCTGTGGCTGAGAAGGTGCTGGAACATTATCATTGATCACGAATTCTTTTACATTATTGTAGATTGCATCATTATATTCTCTATGAGAGATTTTAACTGTTCCTGTTTTTCCAATAATTCCGTTCCAGTCAGGACGGAACGGAACTCCTTTCTGTTTCATCCCAATACATTCAAAGAATTGAGAAATCTTCCACTCAAGTGATTTGTGAAGAATTAATGAAGTAGTCACTTTTACTTCTTTTCCTTCATAGTTGATTGTTAATGTGATGTCTGCCTTATTACACACAGGGAGTTTTCCATTACCTGATGTTTTAGATCTAACAAAATTATCTTTAATGATGAATTGATAAGTTCCAACAGGCAATAATGTGTATTCTTTGGCTTCGGCTGTGATTTCATCATCCCAACCCATAGCGCCATCATTTTGAGGTGCTTGGTTGAATCTGTTCTGATTGAAGTTGTTTTGATTGTAGTTATTAAAATTGTTATCCATTTCTTAATCTCCTTTTAAAATTGAATTTCTGATTCTATAATAAAATCTTTTAGGTTGCTCCAATTGCTGGCAATGAATTCCCAGAATTCGTTAGGCATGTTTTCGATTGGAGTGTCTCTTGGGAAGAATCCCTTTAAGAAGATGACTTCCTTCAATTTCTCAATTGAAATATTGTCACATTTCATCAAGTCTCTTACTTTAGAAGGAATCTTCTGATATTCTTCAGACTCAAAATCAATAGCACTCACAGGCTTATTTTCTTTAATCTGTGGTTCTTTTGGCTCGACAGGTGTATTTACCTGTTTTTGTGGTTTCTCGTTCACAGCAGGAGCACTCATAGGCTGCACGTTATGAACTTGTTCAAACTGATTTCCTGTCAAGCTCTTTTCCACAAATGGTCTAATGATTTCATAATTGAATTCACACTCTTCAGGCAATCCATGACGGTTTTTTGCATCCCAACATGGTTTATGTGTGGTATACATCATTCTTTTGCCGCCAACTGCTTTACCTTTGCCGTTGTTATCAACTTCAGAAACAAATGTCTGATAGTTAACGAATAGAACCATATCAGCCCATTCTCTAATTAATCCAGAAGATTTACCGCCTGTTTTCTTACCAAGCTTTAACTCATATCTATCATATTTTCCTGTCTGATTTGGCTCTTCAAATTTTCTAATCTGACTATGCGCAGTTAAAACAATAGCCATATTTCCAATACTTCTAGCTTCTTCGAGTAAATTTAAAAATCTTCCTTCCTCTTCTTCGAGGTATACATACCCGTTTCCATAGCCAAAGTCTTCAATTCCTTTTAGACCGGCCTTTTGACAGATGTGATCAATAATCAATCTTTCTCCCCAGTCAATAGAATCAATGACTAATGTTTTGCATAATTTATTTTTAGCTGCATACATAACTTCTTCTTTTAACATCTCGTAAGATGTAGGTTTCGGAAGTCTTCTCACGTTCATAAAGTCTGTAGATCCTTCAGTATCAATGAATAGAGGGTTTGGGAATTGTGCTGCAAAGGTACTCTTTCCAATGCCCTCAGGTCCATAAACTACTACTTTTAAAGGCTTATCATTTATGCCTGATGTAATTTCAAAATTCATTACCATTTCACTCCTTCCCAAGAATTAGCAACCGTTTTTGGCTCTTCTTTTACTTCTTCTTTCTTTTCTTTTTCTAAATTATTTTTTGCAACATAGCCATCTTCGATAATGATTGAACACTCGTCACCAGTGCTTACTCTCGTAGCAATAGCCTGTAATCCTTCAGACTTTAGCCAAGTACCAAATTCTGCAAGAGTGTTCATGTCCATCTGTTCAAGCTTATCTAATAGAATAAATCCACAATTAGGATTGATTTTTCTACAAATAGCAGTTGCAACTTTTAGCTGCTGTGAGCCGCTCATGTTATCCCACTCTTGACCAAGATAAGTAATTTTTCCATCTTCAATTCCTAATCCCTCAAGAGGAAGATCAGCATTATTTAACAAATTAGCCTTTTCTTTTCTAATATCTTCTAACTCCTGAGATTTAGAAGCATATTCCTTTTTGAGGTCATTGGCTTCTTGCTCTGCTTTTTTCTTTTCTAGGTTTGTACGAACCTTAATATTTATATCATCAATTTCCTTGATGCTTCTTTCAATTTCATCTGTAGGATTGTCTACTAGATTAGAGACTTCAACAACTGCTTTATCTCTTTCTGAGATAACTTTCAAATATTCTTCATTAAGTGCTTTTAGCTGCTTGTCCAAGTCTTCCATCTTTTCTTCAATGGCTTTTGACTTAGATTTACATTCAGCGAGGTATGCTCTTTTTCTTTCATTGCTTCCATTAATTGCAAGCATTTCCTGCTGCTTGGCGATTAACTCAGAAGCTGAAACAATCTTATCTGGAACATTGTCATAATGAACCATCTCTTTAGCATGCTTCGATTTCTGATCAGCAATTCTTCCAATCGCTAAGCGGTCATTATAGACTGCCTTTTCTTTTAAATCTAACTTTGTTAACTCGTCACCAATTCCGATAATATGAAGTAATGTGTCAGCTTTTTCTTTTTCTGAACTATTCATAAACTTTGGAAGGTTCAAAGCCAACTCACTAATAAATGAATCTAATAGGCTCTGACCTGCTTTCATTCCTGTTGGATCAGTGACCTTTAAGGTTGAATTCTTTCCTTTTCTTTCAACCACAATACCATTTGAAAGAGTCACTTTTAGAGATGCTGGAACATAGCTTCCTTCTCTAGTTGGTTTTGATGGCTTGTATTTGTTGCCACCAAGACACCAAGTGATGGCATCCAACACAGAAGTCTTTCCATTGTTATTATTTCCACCAATAATTGTTAATCCATTTTCAGATGGTTCAATCTGTACTGCCTTAATTCTTTTGACATTCTCTAATTCAAGAGAATTGATTTTAATCTTATCCATTTAGTTAGTCTCCTTTTCACACTTGAATCCTTCAAATAAAGAATCCAAATCACTATCAATGCCGATAATTTTGATAAGTGCTCTTGATGCGTCCTTTGGTCTTTTCCAGATAAATTCAACGATTTGTTTGAACGTTTCATTCTTTGGGTCATCCTCATTTGTTAACTGACCTTTGTTTAATGCATCAATTAAAAGTGACATCATCAATAATGTTTGATAATTTGTACCACCGTTTGAAATGTGAACACCTCCGTCAAATGTTTCAACTTTAATAAATGCTTTCTTTTCCATAATTTTCTTCTCCTTTATTTATTTCTAATAACAACGAGCATGTATTCAAGAATGATTAAGTTCATGCTTAATGATGCAACACTTAGAACTCTCATTCCTGTAGAATTCCAGTTATTGCCACTTACAACTCCTGAAATGAAACTGATTAAAATAATTAAATTAGATACGATGATGATGCCTTTTTCAAATCTATTCATATCCCATCACCTTCCTTCTTAATTTTTGATACTTTCTAGTTCTACAGATTCTAGGAAATCCGTATTTTCTCCACATTCTTTTTAAGAACGGGATTTTCTTTCTTGGTTTTCTTCTTTCCATAGAAAACTCTCCTTTTCTGTGCTACAATAAGCACGTGATTTTGATATTTTTTTAAGGGCACACGATGGCTGTCGTGTGTTCTTTTTTTTATATGCTCATAAGCACTTAGCGCCAAAGAAAGCATTTATTTGATCAACAGACAAATTATTTAAAAAAGGATTGATATATTCAATGTAAGATACACATACGAAGGGTATTTCCAAAAAAATGAAAACGAAACATTCTACAATAATATTATTTGCCTTCTTTGGCTTTAGGTGCCTACGAGCAACTAAAGCTACTTATTCAATTGTCTTTCTTTTAGTGAGCTCCTCTACCACTGCTGCAATCAACTGATCTGAAGGAGCTCTATAATAATTGTTCATGTAATCCATGAAAGCCTTTCTAGGAATGTAAGTACTTCTTTTTCCTGAGTCATGTTTTACTACTGACCCAGGCATTACGCCTTGTTCTATAGCGTTTAGGATGAAGTCTCTACTTTTCTTAGTGATTCTCATTACTTCCTCAACGCTGATACTCCATTCATCCATGCTGATCACCTCCTATTGAAGGAACTTATTAATGAAATACTGCTGACCCTTGCCAGTAATCTTAGGTGTCTTGGTTGTGATGTTTACACCTGAGCCGTTGACGTAAGAGCCTTCCTTGATTTCAAAGAGACCTAGTTCCATAGCCTTCTGTGTAGGCATGTTGTAATCAGTGCCCTGTCGCTTGATCAGATAGCCTTTTTCTCTGAGCCATGCGAATAAACGCTTCTGACCCATGTCAATGCCATTTTGCTTTAGAATCTTTGCAAGTTCACCAACTAAGATTGATGTATGGCTAGTTGCTACTGCATCAGCAAATACAACCTTAGGCTTCATCTCCTCGATTACTTTATCCTTAGCAGCTAGAACGCTCTGCGCTTCAATTAATGCCTTAGCCATTAATTCCTGTCCGCTTAGTTCCTTCACTTGGTACTGTCCCGTTTTTCTTAATGCTGGGAGTACTTCAGATGTAACCCAGCGTTTGAACTTCTGAGCAGACTCCAATTTACTTCCGAAGATTAATGCATAGAGACCAGATTCATTGACAAATATAGTTTTTTGCTGACGGCCTAGTGAATCAGTGAGTCCCTGTTTTAGGGAGTCATCTTTATCAACATGCTGAGCAATTGCATTTAATGGCTTAGCATATCCAAGAACCTCAGCAACATCTTTTCCGACGAACCAAGGCTCACTGTTAA